CTTTGTTTAACTTTCTTGCCTCTTCAGATGTAAAGATATAATCCATTAAGAAGAATACGTCAGCAAGACCCTGTGTTCCAATAGCAATCGCTCTTTGTTCCAATCCACCTTTTCTACCTTGTTCGGTTGAATAACTATTGATATCAACAACTTTGTTAAGTGCTCTAACAACCTTTCTAACTTCATTATAAAGTAATTTGAAATCAAACTCACCTTTAACAATAAAGTTTTTCAATACCATAGATGATAACGTACAGATTGCTGTTGTGTTCTCATCAGTATATTGGTAAATCTCATTACATAGGTTAGATTGTTTAATCACCCCAATGTTTTGGTGGTTAGTTTTTCTATTAGCGCTATCTTTAGAACATAAGTAAGGAACTCCGGTTTCAACCTGAGATTCAATAATTTTATTCCAAATTGTTTGTGCTTTTACTTTTTTACCAAGTCCAAGTTCAACCGCTTTGTTGTAGTTTGCTTCATACTCATCACCATAAGTTTCCTGTAATGGTTTGATACCCGCTTTAATTATATCATTAGGACAGAATAAATACCAATCATCATTATCTTTAACCGCATTCATAAAGTTATCCGGTAACCATATTGATGTAAACAAATCTCTTGCCCTCATCTCTTCGGCACCTGTGTTCTTTTTTATTTCAAGTAAATCAATGATGTCCTTATGCCAAGGTTCAATGTAGATTGCCGCACTACCAGGTCTTCTACCTTGTTGGTTAAAGAAACGTAATGATTCGTTTACTATTTTAAGGTATTTCAATAAACCACCTGCAAACCCACCTGATGAGTTAATACGACTTTCTTTACTACGAATGTTAGACATACATAAACCAATTCCAGCAGCATCCGAAGAGTATGTTGAAATATCATTTAATGTTTGTAACAACCCTTCTCTTGAATCTCCGTGATTATATTTCAATACACAAGATGCAAGTTGAGGTGTTTTAGTTCCCGCATTAATCATAATTGGTGTTGCAGGAGAAATAAGTTGATTTGATAATGAATTATAATATTCAACCGCCTCTTCAAATGATTTAGTAACCCATAAAGCCACTCTCATATACATATGTTGTGGTCGTTCAATTACTTTACCTTCAGGAGTTTTTAACAAATACATTTCTTGTAATGATTTCCAAGCAAAATAATCAAAATTGTAATCATTCTCGTGATTTATTACAGAATCAATATTTTCAGGACCATATTTTTCAATAGTTTCCATCAACTTATCGTTAATAATATTATCAACGTGTAACGTATGCATTGTATTACAAAAACTTTCATCAGTTTCTTTGTGATATGATGATATCGCAACCGAAGATGCTAATCTTGAATAGTCGTGGTGACTTCCGGTATAAGACGCCGCTATCTCATAAACTAATTTATCAAGTTCTTTTGTGGTAATAGTTCCCTCAGTTGGAACTGAAGTAATTACCTTAATGAATATCTCATCAGAGTTAACGTTTAACCCTCTTGCCGCTCGTTTAACTCTATTGTATATTTTTTGGGGGTTAAAGGATACCTCATCACCCCCTCTTTTTTTAATCTTTAATGACATAATATATTAAAATTCATCAGTAAATGTTAATGACTCACCCAACTTAGCCTTTTGATACTCCATAGTTCTTGACTCAAAGAAGTTTCCTTTTGTTTCAACCGCTATTTGTTCCATAAATTTGAATGGTTGTTCAACATTGAATTGTTTTTTACATCCAAATTTAACCAATAATCCATCAACAACAAATTCCAAGTATTGTTTCATTAAGTTTGAGTTCATACCTATCAATGATACAGGTAAAGATTCTGTAATAAACTCTTTTTCAATTTCAAGAGCCGATAATAAAATCTCTCTAATTCTTTTCTCACTTGGTTTATTCTCAACATGATTATTTAACAAGTGGATTGCAAAATCACAATGTAAATTTTCATCCTTGAAAATCAATGAATTAGCATTACATAAACCTTGCATAATACCTCTTGATTTTAACCAAAATATTGAACAGAATGAACCTGAAAAGAATATCCCTTCAACCGCCGCAAAAGCAACCAATCTTTCTTGGAATGATGCACTTTCAATCCATTTTAATGCCCAATTAGCCTTCTTTTGTACCGCAGGTAATCTATCAATAGCATTGAAACATTCATCTTTTTCTTTTGGGTCTGAAACATATGTATCAATCAATAACGAATACATAAGAGAATGGATATTCTCCATCATTAATTGAAACCCATAGAAAAATTTAGCCTCCGGGTATTGAACTTCTTTCAAGAAGTTTTCTGCCAAATTTTCATTCACAATACCATCAGATGCCGCAAAGAATGATAATACATTCTTAACGAAATATCTCTCATTATCTGATAAATTCTCCCAATCCCTAATATCATTCGATAAATCAACCTCCTCCGCAGTCCAAAAAGCCGCTTGATGTTGTTTATAGTATTCCCAAATGTCATCATATTCTATGGGGAAAATAACGAATCTGTTCGGATTTTCTTTTAATATTTTTTCTACTTTTTCCATATTTTTAATTTTGTTGTTGTTCTCTTTGTTTTCTTTTTTCTAATAATTCTTTAACCCTGTCTCGTTTTCTTTCTTCTTGTTGTTCTTCGAATCCTAAGAATGTTACAGAACTTTCTGTATCAATCTCCAATAATTCGTTGTTGAACTTACAATTTTCAAATACAACACCATCTTGTCCTAAACGACTTTTAGTAATCGCAATCGTTGCAAGACCCATTTCTTTTTGTTGTAATGTTTTTGCCACGGAAATAATTACGTGACCCACCTGTGCTTTTTTGATTGAACCTCCCATTTGGTCAGTCGTCACAACTTCCGCAGAAATTGACGACCTATTTCCTTGAGTTGCAGTCCAACCTGCCAAGTTTAATTCGTGACACATCGCCTCAAAACCTCTCATTACAGACCCTTCTGCTTTCCACTCATCTTTACTACTTGATTCCGGTAACACACAATCAATATAATCCAATAAGACCATGTCAATCTTAATACCATCCGCAATCATCTTTCTAACCTGATTCTTAATTTGACTCATAGTCATCGTATCTGACGCTAATTTTTTCAAAACTAATCTGTTTTGCATTGTCTCTTTAATCTCAGTGATTTTACTCATCACCTCTTCTTTATGGTTTACCAAGTTATCCGGTTCAATACCAGTCCACATCGTAAAATGTTTTCTTTGGATAATCTTTGGATTGTCTTCAAAGAATATTTGAAGGACATTATACCCAAGATTAAATGCCGAATTAGCAATCTTAGATAAAACCGTCGTCTTACCAACTCCGGTCGGGGCAAGTATTACCCCAATCTCACCTTTCGCCAAACCACCTTTAAGTAATTTGTCAATACCTTTAATTCCCATTGGAATTGGATGACGATAATCCTCATCTAATACTGTGTCCAAGTCAGCAAAGACATCAGTTTGTCCTTTATCAACCTCCCCAACTTGTAACGCATCTCGAACAAGTCCTTCAACTTTATCATATGACTCAAAATCACCCTGAGTAATGATTTTCTGAGCTTTATCCATCGCCTTTTGAAGTTCTTGTTGTTTACAGAATTTCAAGGCTTTCTCTTGAACAAAAGTAGTTCCTTCAAATGGAGCATCTTTAATTTGTGTTAATGTGTCTAAAACAATCTTGGCAACCATTTCTTGAGTAACCTCAGACTTAATAATCTGCTCAAGGGTATCAAAATTAGGAGTGGATTCATATTTTTTATGATATTCCTTAATCATTTGTAAAATGATTTTGAAATATTTATTATCAAAATAAATTGACTCTATAACATCCATAATTGAAGATGAGAAGTCCTTGTCCACGATAATCTGATTGATTAATTGTAATTGAAATGTGTTCCCTAAATAATCGAAATTTTTATTCATAAATTGTTTTAAAAGTTACTCTTGTATTATTAAATACTTACTTACTTAAGTCAAGTTCCAAATAATTGTAACTTAATTTTTTTTCTGAAAAAATGTCAGTTAAATCTCGAAGAGTTTCTTTTAAGAATGGTCGTACATCAACCGTATAACGAACTTTTGGTGGATATAATTTTCCGTCAAAAATTCTATGACAAATTGTCTGTTCACCTAATTTAATTAAAATGTTAAACAATTCAGGACCATCGGTATATGAGGTATCCATTATACTCGAATCATGCTCAATAGAATCTTTATTATCCATCATATAAACTAATGTCTTCATCTTCAAATACTCCTGAAGTTCATTCTTGAACCCAACAATATATTCATAAAGTTCTGTCGAACTCTTAGCCTTTGGGTTAAACCCTCTTACGTTAAAGAATCTTTGAACCACGATGTTATCGTTTAATGTCAATAAAAATTCCATCTTAGTACTTTCTTGCTCTCTCATAAATTTAATTTTTGTTTGTGTTTCTTTTTTCTTTTCTTGTTAATTTCATAAAAGGTCTCAGGAAATTAACCCAAGCCTCATCGTTTTTTGGAAGATATTTAAAGAGACCATCTTCCATCATAAGTCTCATTAGATTTTTGTACCCCCTATCGGTGGGGTCAATCGTGTCATTGATAATTTGTTCGACTAATTCTTTTCCATCGTCAGTTATTAAGGGGTTAGACAAATCAACTATTTTTTCGTTTGTAGTATAAAACTCTTCTCCAAGTATACCATTTTTTGTTTTACCAGTCAAAATATTTTCCAAAACTTTTGACTTCTTAACTCTCATCATATTTCCGGCAGTATCCCTTATTTCGTTGATAGTGCATGGTTTATCACGCACATCCGGAAATAATTTAACTAAAGTTTTTTCTCCTAAACCTTCAATCCCACTAATATTATCTGAACTATCTCCGGTTAAAATCTTACAAAGTAACACATTATAATGCGGTATCTGAACTTTATTAATGGTAATCATATCACCCTGTTTAAAGTATTGTTTTGAGTTTGGGGAGTAAATGGTTACCCGGTCTGAAATAAGTTGTGTAAGGTCCTTATCTGACGAAAAAATGGTAATCTCTTCGTTAGTCGCTCTTTGGCAATAATAAGCAATCAAATCATCTGCCTCGTTATAAACCATCTCAACTTGTCTAACAAAGACTTCCTCAAGATATTCTTTAATACGAGCGTTTTGTTGTAGATATGATTCGTATTTAAATTCATTCATATCTTGTTTCCTATTTCCCTTATATTGTGGGTAAAGTTCTTTCCGAGTGGATGAACTATGTTCGGCATCCCAGAACACAACTACCTTATCGTAGTTATGTTCCTCAAGGAATTTCCGAATTGTATTTATAAAATGGTAAATTGCTCCTAAGTGACTCCCATCACTGTATAGGTCTTTTACCCCGTGGAACCCAATTTTCATTAAATTGGAACCATCCACTAATAGTGTTTTAACCACTTTTTGTTTGTTTACGTTAGTACTAGTCTTCGTCCTCTTCTTCTACTTTTGAAACAATATCTTTATAGACGATTTCACCATCACCCGATAAGATTTGATTCCAAAATTCTGAATATTCTTTTTTGTATTTCTCTAAAGCCGATTTGTCGTCTTTGATATACCCTTGTGGTACTGCAATGATTTTACCATCTTTGAATGAAATACCATTAACGTGATTTTTCAATACTGATATTTTAGTTCTTGTTGCGTAAGCCACAGTTCTTCCACCTTTGGTAGCAGTAATGTGGTTAATACCCGCTTTCTTCTGATTACCAAATAAGAAAACTAAACTTGATGCCAACCATAACGC